TGAACAGACTTTAAACAACAAAGCCACAATTTGCAGACAGACTTTGCTAGTATTTTAAGCTGTCTTTAAACCAATCAAACTAGCATTAAGATAGAGGTAAATAATTATGAGTAAGATAGACAGAAGAAAAATCCCTAAACATTTAAGGTATCTATCAGATAAAGCAATTACTTTATTAATGTATATATTCAGGAATAGATATTGAGTAAGGGTAGCAAAGATAGAACTAAAGACAGAGATAAGTTTAATGAAAACTTTGATAAGATTTTTGGTAGAAAAAAAATAGACATAACCAAACTTAAAAATGTCTATGAGGAAACATCAAAGAATGACAGAAAGAATAAGAAATAAAAAGTATTTAGCTTATGTCAAAAGAAATGGCAGTGGTTGTTTAGTTTGTGGCAGAAAAGAAGTTGATGCACATCATTTACGACACGCACAACATAGAGGTTGGGGATTAAAAAATGGCGACCAATGGGCTGTGCCTTTATGTAGGGAACATCATACTGATTGTCATAGAACAGGCAAAGAAGCTAGGTGGTGGGCTATGCATGGTATAGATGCTATCGCATGGGCTGAAATGAATTACATGGTATATGGAGAACACACAAGTCAAGAGGAGAATAAAGAAGATGAGTAAAAAAATACAAGCATTAAAAACAAAACCAATTAAAAAAAAGATGATACTTAATATAGACATAATCTATTGGCTAACGGAAGAATGGTCAACAGAAGAAGTTATTGATGTGGGAATTGGCACAAAGAAAGGTATTGAATGGGAAATATTTGGGTGTATAGGCGATTATCTACCTATTAATTACATACATAATTGGGAAGAAGTTAAACCTATTTTAGATGAACAAACAGAAGAGGGTATGCCTTTAGGAGATTATGCTGAACAAGAGTATGAATTAATGTGGCAACACCACGATAACCCTAAATACGAATGGGAATATGACTTTTATTATGGAGAAGATGATGAGTAAAACTTATAGAGTATATACAAGGTGGGTTGGTTATTCTGAAATAGAAGTTGAAGCCAAGTCTAAAGAAGAAGCTGGGGAAAAAGTATTAGATGGAGATTACTCTATTTTTAGGGAAGCTTCTACAGGTGGCGACCTTGATTATGGATTTGATAATGAAGAAATTACAGACATAGATGAGATAAAAGATGATTGATATTTTTATTGGACTAATGTATTTAGGTGGTATATATATTGTGGCAACAATGATGTATTTAATTATTAAAGATAATATTGATAAGAGGTAATATGAAAGAGCCAGAAAATTGGATAAAAGTAAATTCTGCTGATGTTGGGCATGAAGAAATGTTAGATAACTTTGAACAAGTTTTAACTAACTTTGGTATTGATTGCTACAACGATGAAGAATTAGCACAACAACATCAATGTGATTTATTTGTTGTATTAAAAAAGTTAAAGGAAGAACTATGAATATTCATGTTTTAGAACAAGAAATACTTAATGCTCTTAATATTGAGAAAGAAATACAAACTGATGAAATAAAAAGAGGGGCTACTACTGAAACTGTTGAAGCTAGTTTTAATAGTTTAGAAAAATTTATTATTGAATTGTTTGAAGAATACAGAGATGAATGGATTGAAAAACATAGAGAGGGATAATATGAATTATGAAAATCAAATGAAGAAAGCAACAATTAACTTTGAAGCTGTCAAACTTACTATGCGACAAGATAAGCATGGATTTATATTAACACTATCAGTGCATCCTGATGATGTGCCTGAAAGTTTATTTAGGGATTGGGTTGGCTCTAGGTATCAGGTTGCTATGGTACAGCTTGATGATGATGAACAGCCAATAGTACCAAAAGAAAAGACAGAGGGCGAGAGGGCGATAGCGAGAGCAGGTTTAATGTGTAAAGATACTGACTTTCAGAATTTTGTTGCACAGAGATGCGAATTTCAGCAAGGAGTTTCTACTGAATTTGGCGAAAAAGAAACAGCAGTGTATGTAAGAGATTATATTGGGATTGAAAGTAGAAAGGAATTAATGGATAACAAGGAAGCTAGAGAGAAGCTTCGTGAACTCATAGACCAATTCAGCGAATGGCTATAGAAGATAAGCCTACTAACAAAGAAAGATGGTGGGCTTGGCACAAAAAGAATCCTAAAGTTTGGGTGTTGTTTCAGAAGTTTACTTTTGAAGCTATCCGTTCAGGTAGGAAACATTACTCTCACTGGGCTGTTATGCAACGCATCAGATGGGAAACAGATGTAAACACTAAAGGCGATTGCTTTAAAATATCCAATGACTTTATCTGCTACTATGCAAGATACTTTATTCATAGCTATCCACAACACGCACACTTCTTTAGAATAAGACCTTTAAAAGAAGAAAAATAAAATAGTGAAAATTGATTTACCGCTAGAGGTTTACTACTCAAAGAATAAGAAGTTCATTCTTAATCTTAATAACTATCGTAATGCTCATTACAGAATACTATCCAATGCTAAAAAAATTTATGCAGATAATTTAATTGATAGAATTAGTTATCCTAAATATAAAGAGCCTGTTGTATTAACCTATACCTATTACGCAAAGAGTAAAAGAAGATTAGATGTCAGCAATCCTTGTTCTATTATTGATAAGTTTACTTGTGATGCTTTGGTTAAAGCAGGAGTATTAGAAGATGATAGCAGTAAACAAATCAAACAAGTTGTTTACAAATATGGTGGAGTTGATAAAGACAATCCTAGATGCGAATTAATCCTACAGCTATATTGCTTTCCCCCGAAGCACAGATAAAACAACAGTAAAATAAAAACCCTATATCCATAGGGTTTATAAGCTATGTGATAAAAAAAATCCTTAATTCTTCGCAGATTTTATAGCTCAAACAAATATTAACTTGTTAATACTTATCTTTGTATGGCTTCTGATTTGATTTCTTCTAATTCTACATATTTTTGTCATTTATAATAATAGCTTCAAGATTTCTTAACTCTTTTAATTCATCTGCTACTTCCCCTAAATCTTTTTGTAAATCTTTTAAACCATCCATATATTCTATTTTATATTCATCAGTCATACCTAAAATATATTCATCTCCTCTATCTTCAAGTTGAGTTTCTATTTGTCTAAATGTTGAAACTAAATTATCAACATCTTTTTTCATGCTGTAAAATTGATTTTCAAAACCACTACCCTCTTTTGCTAAAAGGAAAGTCCCTATAACTGGAAGTCTATCGGCTCCAAATTTAGGTTTCTCTGCACCTGTTAAACCTTCTTTTAAAACACTATCTGTTGCCATCATCATATAACTACCTAATGTACCTGCATAACCTCTAATTATATTTTCTATATACAAAGGACTAATGTTTAGTTCATCTCCTATTACTTTAGATAATGTATCTGTTTGTGGTCTATAACCTACATCTGCTGTACCTTTTAAATAATCAGGAACTATTTGTCTGCCTGTAAAGAAATCATAATTAGCAAAGTTTTCTATAAGAGGGTCAGCAAATGTTGGCGGAGTAATTGCAAAAGTATGTTGTGTCATTTTTCCAATTCTTGTAGCTACATCTTCACCTGCTATATCATCCATAAAGTAAGCCGTAAGTCTTTCGGGAATAGTCATAGTTAATAGTCCTACTTCAAAAGGTTTTGGTATAGCTATTGGATAACCACCTGTTAATTTTTTACTTCCCGGAACAATTAAATAGTTATCTTTTATTACATCATCTGCTTCTTCATATTCTTCTGAATCTCTTACTAATAAATAATATGCTGGTGCTAAAGACATTATAGTTGCCATTCTTAACCATACAGCCTTTGCTCTTTTTGCTGGACTTAAACCCTTACCTATACCATATCTTCCTGTTATTCCTCTATAAAAAACATCTAGTCCTTGCAGTCTAGGATTTAAAAACATTACCATTTGTGTATAAGTTTGAAAAGTTTTATTATTACCACGCCTTGTAAAGTTTAAAACTTCTAATGCTTGGAATATAGCTTCAGCTTCATTGTTTGTTCTTTTTAATGTATCTTTATATACAGCTACTCTAGTAGCAGCATCTGTTATAGCTGTGCCTTGTCCTAATATATCCCAAAGAGTAGTTAATAAATCTATAGGAAACATATAAACTTTTTCTGCTAATGGTCTTTCACTTTTAAAAGCATTTTTATAATAACCATCAATAAGATTTTGTGTACTATCTATTTCTCTTACACCTTTATCATATCCTGTTATTATTCCTGCGTTTCTTAACTTAACAAACTCTTCTGGAAGTTTGCCGGTTATCATACCTTTAGCTATGCTTATAGTTTCTTTAATAGAAGATATAATTGGAACATATCTAGCACCACTTAAAGTCCAAGCAGATAAAGAATCTCTTACTATTTGTCTAAACCAAAAAGCAGGATTTCTAGTTATTAAATCACTTACAAATCTTTTAGTACCTCTTGCTATATTCATTAACATATTAACTGGTGCAAAATCTTCTTGACTCATTACACTTATTGAATGATATAACATTGGGTCATCTACTTTAAAGTTTGTATTTTTTCCTTTAACTCTTATGGTAATTATATCTGGTCCTTTAACATTACCTTTAACTTGTTTAGCTACACCTATATCTAAAAGATTACGCATTACTCTATTAGCTGCTACATTTTTCATACCTATATTTATAGCTGCTCTTAAATTATTTGTAATACCAGTAATAGGGTCAACAATATCTTTTGTTTCACTACCTTTTGCTTTTGTAAATGGAGTAACAGATAATCCTTGAAATATTTTTGGTCCTTTAAATCCTTCCATTCCTTCTAGTGGTCTATAAAAAGGTATGTAGTCTGAATGTTCTAACCATATTTTTGCTGTCTTTGAATCTAATACACCAGTGTCAACTAAAAATTGAACTGTATGTTCATTAGTTCTATTGTATTCATCAATCATAGTTTGTATTTCAGGATAATCTTGTAATACTTGTTTAGCTTTTTTTCTATCGGCTGCTGTTACTTTTACTTTTCTACCTTCTTTATTAAATCTTGTTTCTCTTTTAACTCTCATTACAGCTTGAAATGCCCAAAGTAAATTAGGTTGTTTATAAGCTGGTGCAAATATGTCAGCAAAAGGAATGACAGGTTTACCATCTATTTGTGATATGTCAGTTACATAAGTATATCCTTTATCTTTATCATAACGAGGAAATCCTCTAATAAAAGATTGCATGAATATATCACCTGACCTATCAGAAAAATATAAAGCTGCACCTGCTGACATACTAGCAAGTAACATCTTATCTCCATATTTATTTTTTCTTCCTGCTTTAACATCTGTTTGTGCTAATCTTCCATACCTATCTGCAATAGATTCTCTAACTTTCATACCAAATTCTTTGGTAGCATCAATAGGTTTAAAGCTTTCTAATATAAGTTGACCGGCAGTTTTATTTTCAATAGTGTCATCTCTTACTGTTAAATTTTCTATTAAATCTTCAGCATTTTTATTTAAAGGTTTATCGCTTTTGTTAAATGAATATTTTAATTTAATATCATCTGGTATATCAGCAAGAATAGAATCTACATCTGCATTATTTTCAGCTGGTGTATTTTTTATTTCTTGTTGTGTTTTTACTGCAGTTGCTACAGCACTAGGGGAAGCATTAGTATTTATTACAGGCGTTACACCTGCTGCTATTGAGGTTTGTTTTTGCTCTTCAGCAATTTCAATAAGGGCGGATTCTTCTTGGGTGATTTTTTGTGCATTTCCTCTGCTATCTTTTCTGCTTCTACTTCTATTTCTATCAACGATTCTATCGTCTTGAAATAATTGGGCGGTATCTTCTTCGACAATTTGTTCTCCTATTTTGTAGTTATTATTAATGTAAGTAAACCCTACATTATCTGTAGTATCAGCATTAAAATGTTTTTTTAATGCATTATAAGTATCTCTTACTTTATTATCTATTGATAATAAATATCCAAGATGTACGAATCTTCCTGTTTCAGCAAACCTAGTAACATTTCTAACAATAGCTTGATTAATATTTGCATCTGGATAAACAATATCTACTTTGTATCCTTTAGATTGTAAATTTTCTATAGTTAAAATTAAATCATTTAGTTTTGTTTGGTCTGGTTGCCTACGATAATCTGATTTACCAGTAACTTTTGGCAGTATTATATTTGCACCTTCATCTATAAACTCTTTTGCAATTCTACTAGAAACTACTTTAGAAAATTTATGTGTAGCATTAGCACCAACACCTTTTCTATATTCTTTCATTTGTTTTTTAACATCATCTGCATCAATTATTGCATAACCTTTTCTTGCTGCTATATCTTCTGCAAATGTTGACTTACCTGTACCCGGTGGTCCAATTACTATTACTGCTTTTCTATCAAATTTTAAATTACCACCTGCATATTCTTCAGCTATCCTAATTAATTCAGGTCGCATTTTATTTATTCTTTTAGTTCTTTGTGCTTCAGTTAAATTATCATAAACATCAGAAATATAAATAGCTTCTTCTTGTGTAGCCAACATAGCTGGGTGCAAAACTAATTCATATAAATCTTCTACAGCTATATTTTGTTTTTGAAATTTTGGTTGAACTGCTAATTTAAATAAATCTTGCTTTAATTCTATTAATTCCTTTTGTGTTAAGTTTATTTCTCTACCTAAATTATCTGTTACAGCTTCTTCAAATCTTTTTTCTAATACTATTCTTTCTTGTAATTCATTAGCAACATCAGCAAGATGTGTAGTTATTACTTCTCTACCTAAATTATTTGTTGTTTCAGGGTCTATTAAAAATTGTTGAGAAATTACAAGTTCTTGTTCTCCTTGATAGTTATAAATATTATTTATACCTGTTGTAAATATAACATCACCTTCTGTATAAGGTATTATGCTTGTACCTGCATATAAAGCTTCCATGTTTATTGCTATAGCTTCTTTTGGTAAAAGGAATTTTTTAACATTATAACCATACTTGGCTATCTGTTGTGGAGTAGCACGCAAACCTTCTATTGATGCTTGAAAATCTAATAAACTAATATCTTGTTGATATAATTTTTTATTGTAATATTCTTCTTCTATTCTTTTATCTCTTTTTCTTATAGATTTTCCAAATGATTCTGCTATAAATTTATTAGTAGTTGCAGGTATTAAATTGTAACTATCATCTATAGCACTACCTCTATAAACTAATATTTCATCAGGAAATAATGATATAGATTGTTCTGTAATAATATTTACAGCATCATAAATTTGTTGTGCTTCTTTAACAGTTAAATCTTGTGGATAACTAAAACCAAAAATAGGTGAATCAGATTTTACTCTGTTTGCTACAAAAGCTGCAGGACCCATGCTCATTAATGGTGCTATATATTCTGAACCATATCCTCTACCATCAGTTAAAAACTCTCTTATATTCTTTGGTATCTTTTTAAAATCTTTTAATAAAGGCTGTTCAGTGTAAATAGAAGTAGTAGTATATTCATTAGCTCCATATAGTTCTGCAAAATATTCTTCTAATGAAGGTGCACCTGACTGTCGTTCTAATGTTTTTTTAGTTTCATCAGTTAATCTAGCATTAGTTTCCCTTAAAGAATATTGTAACTTTAAACCTCTAGCAAAACTGTTACCATCTTCAGATGGATTTATAACTGGTGCAGCTGTTTCAACTGATTGTCTTTTATTATGAAATAAAATTAAATTTTGAGGATTATTACTATTTTTTAATATTAAAGATTTTTTTCTATATGGATTATCTACAAATATTTTTTTTAAATTTTCAAGGGTTGGAACACCATCACCTGTAATATTTTCAGGTTGTTGTGAATATATAAATTCAGAACTAATTAGTAATGGATTTAATAATATAGATTGTGGTTTAAAAAGAATTGGAGTTACATACTGTGTTGTATTATTTGGTCCTTCATTATTTCCTACATATTTTTGATAACCAGTTTGGGTTGCTTGAACAGCTTCTGCTCTTTCTTTAGCATCACTAAAATCTTTATATACAACTAAATTATCTATATTTTTATTTAAGTTTGTTTCTCCTATAACATATCCCTGATAATAACCTCTTCTTTCTGTTCCAAATGAATAATCTTCAAACAATTTTTTATTTTCTATATTTGCATTTTGCAAATATTCTTGTGTTACTGCAAATAAACTTTGACTACTTTGTTGTATTTTAAATATAGCATTTATATATGTATTATCAGATGTTGGAATATTTTTTCTTATTTCATTATTTTCATTATTAACTAAATCTATTAAATTTTTATAAGTAGCATCTAATTTAAGAGCAGAATTATTAAGATTGTTTCTTAATTTAATAAAATAATTTTGAATTATATTATTAATATTTGTATCTAAAATAGGACTCCAAATTCTTTTATTTGATTCTGTTCCTTGTCTTGTTACTTCTATTTTATTTTTTAATTCATTAGCTATTTTTTCATTTGAAGAATTTATACTATATAAAATATCTGGCTCATCACTTACTTGAACATCTGTTACAGTAGGCACTGGCTCTGTAATACCAAATTGTCTTTCAGCAAATAAGTTAGTTCTTATTTGTCCAGCAGGTCTTGAACCTATTCTTCCTGATAATGAATCTTCTATGATATCTTGTGCCGTAATAAATCCATTATCCAATAAAGCATTACCTAGTGCTTGAAAAAAATTTAATGTTTTATTTGCAATTAAAGCAGGTCTTCCAGTAATAGGTTTTTTATTTATATGGTCTTCAATTACTTTATTAAAAGCTTCTTCTATTATAGAAGATTCACTTTCATATCCCGGTTTAGGAATATTATTTGGTCTATATCGTTCTAAAGCTTCTTCATAATATGTTTTATTATTTTTTCTTATTGTATTTTTTACATATTTTTCTTTTGCATTTTGTTCTTGCTGTGTATATAAATCAAATTCTTGTAAAGCATGAGCACTTTCATGTCCTAAAACTGCAGCTATATTTTTTCTAAATTGTTTAGGATTATCTTTTAATACATTTAATCCTGCTTCATCTAACGGAAGAATTATTTTATTAATACTAGAGTCAAATACTCCTTCTGCATTTTCAAAATCTTTATTACCCTTATGTCTTACAGAATCAAAAAAACTTTTAAATCTAATTTTTGTATTTTTTAAATTTAATTTTTTTGCATATTTGTCAAACGATTTATTAATCTTATCTATTTTTTCAGAAGTATTAATATTATATTCAGGCAAAATAGTTCCATCATATGCATACTTTCTACCACCTGTTCCTTTGTATTTAAAGTCAGGACTTATGTAACCAGCATTAATAAATTCTTGTCTTAATCTTTTTACAATATTTTTATTTAATCCTGTAGCATCTTGTAACATTTCTATTGAAACAGTTTGTCCTATATCTAACTGTTCTAATTTTTCAAAAGCTACTGAATATTCATTTATGCTGTAAGGTCTTTGTGTAAAATCTGGAAAGTTTATTTCTGTATTTGCTTCTGGTAATAATTCTATAAAACCATATAACAATCTTTTTTGAGCTATGCTCATTTTATTTATATCTTTTTCTAAAGTTATTGTTTCAGCAAATCTTTTAAAGCTATCTGAATTTACATCATCAATTATATTTTTAGAATTTAATAAGTTATTAATTTGTTTTATTGATATAGACTTTTGTTTTTTAGCGTTAGGATTAATTCCATATAGTTGTGCATTTATAACTTTATCAAATTGAGATTTAGATAATGTATCTTTTAATATAGAAAAAGGTATTATTTCAGAACTTGGATAAATAGTTTTTATCTCTTCTAAAGCTTGTTCAGGAATATTTAAGTCTTCTAATACTGATAGCTCTACAACATCATTATATATATTAAAAAATCTATCTGCTAAATTTTGAACAAATGGGTCTGTGTAATCAACATTACCCATAATTGCACCTTCTTGTGCTTTATTTATATTATTATATCTACGAGTTATACTTTGTAGTTGTGTTAATACATCTGATGCATATTGTAAATCTTTAAATCTAGCAACTTCATTTCCGTTGTAATCATTTATTATAAAATCTCCATCTTGATTTGGAGTTCCATTTTTAATATCACTACTGACAAAAATATTATCTATTTCTTTATTATCAAAACTTGTTTTTGTTAAATCAAAATTACTTTCTTTTAATATGTCATATGCTTTTAATGTAGCTAATTTATAACCTGTAGAAGTTTCTGTATTTTTTTGATTTTTATAAACTTCTATTTCTGCAAATTTCTTTGCATCTATTTTAGACATATTAGGATTTTGTTCTAATATTCTTTTATATACCTGTTCTATTTCTGTTTGTAAATTTTGTCTTTGTGCATTACCTTCTGGTAAATCATTTATTAAATTTCTTAATTCTTCAGCACCTCTTAATTCTTCTTCAATAGCTCTTCTTTTAGCATCTCCTTTACTACCTGAATATGCAGCAGCTTGTGCCATTGAAGCTTCTATAGGTGCAAAAGCTAACTCACCAATAACTTCTAAAAATACATCTCCTCTTCTTACTCTTTCTCCCGGCTCCAAAGTATATAGTTGTGCAAAATATTCTCCACCTCCACCTAAAGCTCCTTGTGCTGGCATTTGAATAAGAGAGTTTAAAGCGTGTCTTTGAGATAAATTAGAAACTAATCGTTCTGAAGGAAAAAATTTACTTGCAACACCATAAGCTATTGCATCAAAACCACCTATAAATGTTGCTCTTGTTCTTGTATATTTTTTAAGTCTTTCTCTATTATTTTCATTTTCTAAAAAATCTACTATAGCTCTTTCATCATTAACATTTACACCATTTTTTCTCATAAATTCTACAGAAGAATAAAGAGTATCTACCCAACCAGAAGCAATACCTGTAGCTGCAGAACCAGCTATAGGGTTTCTAGTAGCTAAAGTTGTTCCTATACCAGCAGATAATGAAATAGCCATTGGACCAAAACTTGAAGCAACAGTTTGACTCATTATTCCTATGGGGTCTTGAAAAAAAGTATCTAATATTTCATCTGTTGTAGCATCAGGATTACTTGTTATATCTGTAAAAGGTTTGTTTTTATCAAACTGTCCTTGAAACTTTATTGATTTAGCTATTGCTTCATTATCTAATTCTCTTTTTTTATTTAAACCTATGGTTGGTATTTTTTGACCTTTATATGTAAAGTATCCTTGTTTTTGATACCTACTATTTGCATCTATTATTAAATTATCTGGAGTAGTAATTGGATTATCTTCATCATATGCTCTGGTACCTCTAGGCAACAAACCTCCATATTCTCTTTTACTATCTAAATATTCTTCTTCTGCAATTTTTTGTTCTTCATCTGATAACTTTTGTCCAAATATTAATTTAGTTAAATTATTTAATGTTTCTTTATCTTTATCAGTCTTATTTGTTTTAGAAGATAATGCGTTGTAATCTGCAATTATTTCTCTTTCTATACTTTCATCTCTATTTTTTTGTCTTTGAATACCTATTTGGTTTAATCCACTTAAACCTTGTTTTATAATATTAGACATATTATCTCTTTTAAAATCACCTTCAGTTTGTCTTGCTATTAAACCTCTGCTACCTTCGTAATCAGGTGCTAAAGATTGACCTGTAAATGTTCTGCCTAAAGATTTTGCTATATCCACACCAAGTTCTGCAGCTCCATACTGCAATCTTTTTGGTGATATTGGACTTTTAAAAGGATTATCCAAAAAATTTTTTTCTTGGGGTTGGGGTTGTGAAGAGAACTCTTCGGGATTTGATATAAGTTTATTATGTCTTTCTAAAAATGCTTGAACATCTTCATCTGTTGCTTCATCAGGCAACTCATATACTGTTCCAGTACTTGTGGTAACTAGCCTAGCCATTTATTATTTTAACTACATCATTAAAATCTTGAACTGATTTGCCAACTACTCCACCAGAATATTGTTGTTCTGGAACTTTAGCTTCTAAAGCTATTAACTCTGGAATTGCTCCAGTTAATATACTTATATCTCTTTTTAATTGAGCTGATACTCTATCGCTTATATATTTATCTCTCATGTCATTTGTTATTACTAAATTTTCATCGTTATACAAGTTTTTTATTTCATTATCTAGCGTTATTGTACCTCCTAGACTTGCATCATAACTAGCTAATATTTCTGCTCCTCTTTTTGTTTTTAATTCTGTAAACCAATCACTTCCAGCAGAAGATTTATCTATACTATCCTTAACAGTTTCATATAAAGTAGGATTACTTACTTTTAATGCTTGACCTTCTGGGCTTTGTAAATATTTTGAAGTTTTTACTGCAGTAGATAAATACATATCTTTCATACTTTCAGCTGTATCTTTAGATTTAATTATATCAAGCTCTCTATCTTTTATTTTTGCTTCTCGGTCAATATCAAGTTTAGCTTTTTCTAATTGTAGCTTTTTCATTTTATCTTTCTTTTCAGATATAGCTTTATTACTTGCATCTATACTGTTTATAGTTTTTTCTAATCCTGAACTTAACTCTTTAAATGTACCAGCTGTTCCTAGTGTTAATCCTGCTTTCATAAGATTTAAACCATCTGAAAATTCTTTTTCTTCTCTTAATTTTTCAGGTTGTTCTGCCATTAGTTCTTCATAAAGATTATCAAATTCTTTTTCTTCTTCTGTTTTTTCTCTTAATTGTTTTAAAAGCACATCATAAGGATTAGGCACTTCTCCAAGATTTTGCATACGCACAACTCCACCACCATACATAGGTATTGCATCAGGACCAGCGGGCATAGCTGGTGGTATTGGTGCCCTTTGTGGTTGAGCTGGTAGTAATCCTGCTATTCCGCTGTCCTGCATCATTGGGGGTTGTTGAGTTATACCTGCCATCATTTGCTCACGCATTGATGGAAGTGGTGGAGTCTTTTCATTAGCTGCTATACGACCTTCATAGTCTTTACGCATTTCTTGTCTGCGTTGTATTTCAGACATAACTAAATACTGTGGGAACATACCCGTAGGATTAACCATTTCATTTTCTAGGTTACTATCTGGTAATGATTTTAATTTATCTTCTTGTTGTATTATATTCATGTATTAACCCTTTAATATTTATTATCCTAATCCACCTTGTAAAGCTTTGTATAAACCTAATCCACCCAAGCCAAGACCTAACAACTGTTGTGTGCCTGATGGAGTAGGTGCATATTGTGAAATTTGTGTTCCCGGTGTTACAGGTAAGCCTTGTAATATCTGTCCATAGAATCCTAGCTGTTGTCTTGGGTAAGCTATTTGGTTTAAGAAATCTTTATAAGCCATATCTAATCCAGCTTGTCTAAAGTTTCTTCCTACTTCTTGTGCTTGTTGTGCTTGTGATAATCTATCAAAAGCTAACTTCTGTTGCATTGGAGCTTGTCTTCCTAAAAATTCTGCAGATGCTAATTGTTGTCTTGCAGCATTTAATTGATTAGCTCTATCTCTTTCAAACTGTTGTTGTGCTTGTGCAAAAGCATCTCTTTGTCCTCTAGCTTCTATATCACCTAGCTGTTGACCTAAATTTCTTTGTCGTTCAGATTGCAATATAGCTTCACGATAACCACCTAAACCACCTGATTGTGCAGCCCTTGATTCTATTTGCTCTCCTGTAATATCAGATGCCCTTCTTGCTTCTCTTTGTTCTATATCAGAAACTAAACTTTGAAACGGATTCATATACATACTAGCTATTCCAGTATCAAATCTTTGTGGATTTACTACACTTGTTCTAGCTAGTTCTGATGCTTCTGCCATTTCTCTAGGGGCACCTGCTAATCCTAAAGCTGTCTGTCTTGCTGCTACTTGTTGTGCCTGTGGACTTCTTTCTGCAAGTCTTTGACCAGTATAAGTTCTATATGGATTTAAAGACTCATATTCAGTTCTACCTAATAACCTAGTAAAATATGGCTGTGCATATTCTGGTAAATTAGTAGTTGTTTGTGTTACTTCTGTTTGTTGTGGAGCACTGCTTCCACTACTTCTTCCTTTACCCATTGTTAAACCTCTTTTCAAATATTGTATAAGTTTTTTCCCAGCCAGATTTACCTAGCCATTTCCAAACTCCGTATCTAGCTGTGCACTCTATACCATCACAGTTATTATCTTTAGCCCAAGCTTCTACTTTTTTTAAATAATTCCATGCCCAGTTAGGCAAATCTTCTCCACCTAAATATTGCACTGCAACTCTTTTACTATCAGGATAGTATATAAATTCAGTAGTAGCTGTTCCTATTATATTATTATCTTCTTCTGTAAAAATTACCCAAAGTTCTTGTTGTCCTTGTTCTAATGCAGCTTTTAAAGATTCAATACTCCATCTTCCATTAGACCTATCTACTGCTTTTTGTAAATACTTTTCTACATCATTCCAAATTGTGCCTATGTAATGATGTGGTACTAATGTAACAATATGATTTTTATTAATTTCATAATTTACTTTATTATGTTTTTTTTCTATTTTAACTACATTATTCATTTAGGTAACACCTTGCCTTTATTTAATTCCTTTGGTTGTTTAGTAGTATTAGTTCTTTCTTGTCTAACTCTATCTAATAAACCATCAAGTTCTTTTGCACCTGCATCAGAAGAACCATCTCCTAATCCTGATACAACATCTGCTGGTACAATATACTCACCGGGAGATACAGCTACAGGTTGTTGACTACCAATCATTCCTAACACTTGGTCATCCATTCCACTACCCATACCTTCTATCATTCCTTGTGTCTGTGCATTTCCTTCTGGATTTAATATTTGTTCTCTTATCATCATAAACATTTCGTTGCCATATTTTTCTACAAACATATCAATAACTTGTTCGTTATTCTCTATTTGTCCTAGTATAGCCATTTGTACTTTTTGTATTTCATCTGGGCTAGGTGTCATACCTCCAGCTTCCATTCTAAAAGGAGAATTATTTAATCTATCTATAGACATAAAATCATCACGCATATCTAATGGAGGTAATTCTAAAAATGGATTAGATAACTCTGGTATTGGTTGTGGTATGGCATTTATGCCACCTATAGAAGTATTTGGTATTTGCATACCTATATTTGTTGGTGGTGCTACTGGTCCTGTCGGTAAATTAGCTATGGGTAAAATACCACTACCTAATGGTCCACCGCCTGTTACTGGTATGCCGCCTGTTCTAGGAGCTTGTGGTGCTTGCATTACAGGTTGTGTTCTATGCTGATTGAACAGGGACTTTGGAATCATAGGTGGTACTGGTGGCATCATTTCTTCTGGTCTAAAAAAATCTTCTGAACGCCTTATGCCGGGACCAAATCCAATATCTTCTAGGGGTGGTACTGGTGGTGCCATTGGTGGTACTGGTGGTGCCATTGGTGGCATCATTAATTCTTCTGGTCTAAAGAAATCTTCTGAACGCCTTATACCCGGACCAAAACCAAAGTCTTCTTGTGGAACTTCTCTCATTGGTGGCATTTCTAGTGGCATTTCTAGGGGCATTACTGGAGTTTTTGTAGGACTTTCCATAGATTCAGCTAATGCTTCACGAATACTTTTCTTATCAGCAATATCAGTTCTATCCATAAGCATAGGTTCATCAAAATTACCAATTCTATCTATAGACATAAAATCATCACGAATAGGTGGCATATAAGGTCTTTCAATAAGATTTGTTATAGGCTCTCGCATAGTATTATTTCTTACAGAATAATTATTTATTGCATCTTGATTTAAAGATAAATCAATATTATCAAACATACTAGGACCAAATTCTCTTTCATCAAAATTAAATCTATTAGGCTCCATCCTACTCATAAATCTTTCGCCTATAGGACTATCTAATATTTCAGCTGCTATATAAGGACTATAAGGGTTTGTTCCACCTAAATTAGTGCCCATTTGTCCAAGATAATTACCTAAACCTGTTAAAGATGAAGCACTTCTATTACCACCGGGTAAGTAATTAAACTCTGGGTCAATACCGGGTCTGTAATTAGCAGATGGTTTAAATTGTCCTGATGGTATAGGATTTCCTTCTGCATCTAACATAGGCATACCTGTCATTGGGTCTATTACAGGCACAGCTTCTGCTGTTACTGGTGCAGATAATTGAACAGGCGGTGTGTAATAAGCATCAAGACCACCAGACATAGCAGCTTCAAAACTACCGACAGGTGGTGGTGGTGGTGGTGGCTGTAATCTATCTACAGGTGGTCTTCTTAATCTTCCTTTTCCGGGTAGAAAACTTACGCTTTTTTCTTCATCAGAAACTTCTCCACCTTCTTGCATACCAATAACTCCACCTTGCTTACCATAGTAATATGGACTGCTCATTGGTATTTGTTCTGGATACATAGCATATAATTCTTCTTCTCTTTTTTCTTTATTAAGCTCATATTCTTTCATGGCTCTTTCAAAATCTTCTTGTGCCTGCATAGTACCTATAGTTCCTTCTCCCATAGCAACTGGTAAATAAGAACTAGGTTTAGCTAGTTGTGATGCAAAAGCATCTAATCCGCCTTTGGCTACAGCTTCAGTAGTGCCACTTGCAGCACTTGATAAATCTATAGGAGTATTTCCTAACATAGGTGTTGTTGCTGCAGCTTGTCTTGTTAGTGTTTCTGTTAAAGCTTCAGGTGAAACATTAGCAACTGTTTCTGCTGCAGTTGTAGCAGCTTCTCCTGCTGTTCTTCCAGCTTCTCCTATACCTGCAGCACCAAATGCTTTACCTAAACCAAACCCTGTTACACCAGATATAATGCCTTGTTTTAAATCTCCTGATTGAATTGTACTAGCTATACCAGAACCTAAAGCACCAGCTACAGCTGGGCTTAAACCTGTAAATAAAGCAGTACCCGCCATACTACCTAATAGTGGTGCTAGAAAAGGTAAGAAAGCTTCAGGCTGTCCTGTTTGTGGATTTTTTGTTAATGGCATTACAGATGCTAACCCTTGCATTTCTACAGGATTAACATGAAGTAACATATTATCGCCATAACGACCTTGTGCTGCTACATTTCTAGTTTGTTGTTTTATATCCATCTATCTTTCCTCGGTTGTTTCACAACCAAATATATTAAAACTCATATCTACTGCACTGGTATAAACCTTTAATACATCTGTTTGATTTAAAGTTATACCTATTACAATGGTTAATGAATCGTTTGCTGCTACAGATTTATCATAATAAAGATATTGTTTATCATCTGCAGTTGCTCCACCAACATGAACACTTAATCTAAATGTTATTGCAGAGCCTGTTCTATTTGCAGCTACTATTGAACTTACTGTTGTTTGAGTCTTATCTGGTACAGTATAAAGTACTGTAGTAGTAGTAGCTGCTGGGTCAACTTGTCCTAATACTTTTAAACTATCAGCCACCTGTAACTCCCATTAATAAAAATTGATGTCTTCTTATAGCTTTGCTACTTACACTATCTTGTTTTCTTTTTGAATTTCCTATATCTGAATTTATATCTTGAAAAGTTTGCTCTATTGTTCTTCTAGCAATAGATTCATTTAACTCATCATATTCAGGTCTAGCTAAAGGTAATGGCATTGAACTTTTATCTGCCATTATCTTTTACCATCTTGTCTTAATTCCAATCTTATATCTCCTAATCTCCAACCAAAATTACCAGAAGAATTGCTAACTCTTATAGCACTTTGTCTGCTTCTACCTCTAATATTTGCAAATGTAGAACTAGGTGTTACAGAGGTTGTAGATAATGTAGATAAATCTTGTAAAGGATAATCCCTACCTTTAATTATAAAGTCAACTGTATTACCTGTATCAGATGATTTTCTAAATTCTAAATCTGGTATTAGTTTAGACATAAACATAAACTTTTCTCCTGCTGGGTCTAAATCAAAATCAGATGATTCTATATAAGCTGTAAATCCACTTCCATCTGCTAAACATCCAAACTCTTGGTCGTATAAATAATTTGTATCACTTGAATCGTTTTTACTAGCAGCTACAGGATAATCTAAACTATAAGCTGGATTCCAAGCTGTTCTTACAAATCCATCATTTGTTGTTCCAATGCTCCAATTATTTTCTAAATAGTTATAAGTAACATATCTGTTTATTTCTTCAGAATCAGAACTTGGATAAAACCAAATTATTTCATTAAACTTTGGATTGGCAGCAGCAAAAACTTTAAATGCTTGTCCTTTATTAAAATCACTAAATATATAATCTAATACAGTGCATGGTAATTTTTGTACTGAACCTGCGTATTGATAAAAAGCTCCATCGTCCATAAAGTAAACTACTCCACCTGCAGTAGCTGCACCATTTGGAGATACTAAAGACATACCTGTTGCTATTTCATTAAAGCTAAATATAAAAGGTTGTCCTACAAAACGCATTGAAACTAAACCAACATCTGTCCATATAAGTATTTCTTGTCTAGTTTGCAAAGCACCTATTATTAAACTACCTGTAGATAATCTTACACCACCAGCAGAATTTGTTGCTGTAGGTGTCCAATCAACTGCATTTTCAGAATCTGACCATCTAACTAATAATGGGTCAATAGTAGATGAGCCTATAGTATTACAACCTAATGCTATAACATGGCGGTCAATATCAGACATTAATAACTGTGATAAAGCAACAGGACAATCACTTGCACCACTTCTTGAACTTGCTAATACTGCCCTTGTTGATAAGCCACTAGATTCATCCCAGTAATATAAAGGACCACCTCTAGGTGCTGCTATAACATCATCTCCAAAATTATCTATAGTCCATAATCTTAATTGATTAGTTAAAGATAAAGATTTTGTTGAGCCAAATCCACCTGAACCCCAAGCACTTACACCCCAACCTGTTGATGCTACATATACATCTAGTCCAACATTTATTTGATAAGTTCCTACAACTGAAGAACCACCATTACCACTATCACTACTATTAGCTGTAACTTCTTCTCCGTCTGTATCTTTTGCTGTAAAAGTAAATGTATTATCAGAAGGCACTGAAGCTATTTCATATTCTTGATTAAGTACATTAGCAGTTATCAAACCACCTAAAGTAGCAGCACCACTAAATGTAACAAAATCTCCTTTTACTGCACCATGCGAAGTATCAGTTGCTGTAATAGTTGAGCTTCCATTTGTTGCTGCAAATGTTACATCTCCTGCTGATGTAGTACTTCTTATAGGAGTTATATCGTTATATACATTTCCTTGTAATCCATAAAGTTTTTTATGTGTACCTAATATCTTATATTGACTTTGTTCTATATCTTTATATATATGAATTTTTCTACAAGTTCCTTGAAAAGTATTAACAGAATGTTTTTGCCAACCACCTATTTTTTCTGGTCTGCCTTTTCTAAATCTAATTTTATCTGAATCAAACCAGCCATTTTCATTAGAAAAATTAGTTCCTTCTTTATTTATTCCCGGTTTAAATACAAACTTTGCAAATGCCATAACTAAACCTCATGCCATTCCTTGCCTTCAAATAATAAGGCTTCTGCTTCTCTTCTTCTTACCAAGCCCTGTAAAACTTTTCCACCAGCTTTATTCCATCTTTTTATTTGTGCTGGTATATCATTCCAATCTGGATGAGAGCTATTTAATACTTTTAATAAAGTTGAATTTTTTAAATTAGTTGGTCCAAGATTAAAAGTCCAAGATACTAAAGCATCAAATTCATTTTGTTTTAAAGGAGCTTTTACTAAATCATTTACAGCTTGTTCAAACTTTTCTATATCTTCTAGCAATAACATATCAGCTCTTTCTTGTGATATTTCCATATCCATAGTTACACCATGAGTTGAGCCATACCCGATTGTAGGCACTCCTGCAGCACAGCGATATGCTTTAAGTTCACATCCTTCAAACTTTTTAATTAAAGATATACCTTCTTTTGATATTTCCATATTACTCTCCTTTATCGTTGGAGTGAGATGCTCCAAAATAGAACGAAATAATCGCACTTGCTAATCCTCCAAGATAACCAAGCACTAAATTAATTAATGCTTCGCTGTTTTGTTCTGGTGGTTGAAGTGTTACTAAAAATATATAACCAAGAAATCCACCTATAGTTACTAAACCAATAATTCTAGCAGTCCAATCTTTACTAAACATACCTCTAGCATTTTGTTTATCTTGCGTTTCTAATTTGAAAACATCAACTTCAAGCTCTTTCATTTGAACTTCAAACTCTTGCTCTGCTTTTTTTAACTCTAGCATTTGCTCTGGTGTTGCATTTTGCATAGCTTGTTGTATGGATTTTTGATTATTAGATACGCCTAAAACTTCAGCTATTTTACCCATAGCCATATTACCCATTGGTCCACCTAATGCTGTACCTAGTGTTGGTGCAACAGCTCCTACTATATTTTTTAAAATACCTTTCATAAAATTCCTGCACTTGCTACTGCTATTATTAATGCACCTATAAAACCAAATACACCAAAAGTAGCCATGCGTATAGTAGTATTTATAGAAGTTATTTCTTGTTTTATATCAGCAAATTCATTAAAAGCAGTCTTCCATCTTTCTGCATTTTCTTTTTTTGATACAGCTAAATCTTCTGCTACATCTCTTACAGTCAACATTCTTTCCATAAAATTTCCTTTTTAATATACAGTATATATGTTTATTGGTTTTTCCTTACCTTTAACATAAATACTTTTTAATTCCTTTAATGATATATCAGAACTAAAATTTTCTACATGAATAGTATTATATCCAATAACAATATCTTCACCTACTTCCTTTGTAGAACTTTCTAGTCTAGCTGCTAAATTAACTGCATCACCTATAGCAGTATAATCAAACCTACTTTCACTTCCCATATTGCCTATAACAGCATCACCAGTATTAACTCCTATACCTATATCAATACCAAGATTAGCCTGTTGCATTTGTTCTTTTATTTCTATGGCACATAATACAGCTAAAGTTTCGTGATTTGATAAATCAATCGGTGCATTAAATATAGCCATCATGGCATCACCAATATATTTATCTACCATACCACCATACTTTTTAACTGCATTTGCTTGTATAGTTAAAGCCTTATTCATAATTTCTGTTACTTCTTCTGGCTCTAATCGTTCTGATAAATTTGTAAAACCTCTAACATCTGTAAAAAGAAAAGTACAATACTTTCTTTCTCCACCCAATTTTAAAAGTTCAGGATTATCTTGTAATTGTTTTACTTGTCTTGGGTCAAGATAATGTTCAAATTGTTTTTTAATTTGTTGTCTTAATTTATATTGTTCTCTAAATCTTAAATAAAATGCTATAGAACCTGTAATAAATTGAGATATTAAAGTCCAAGTAACATCAACTAATAAACCTTTTTGTATTAAATAATATCCAGTAAATCCTGTTATAAACATAACTAGAAATCCTAATGTTATTCCCCAAGTAATACCTAAATAAATTAATATAAACCATATTAAAATAACTGTAATTATAAGTATTAACAGCTCAATACTTATTGCCCAATCAGGTATATAAGGACTATCTTGTATTAATATTGATTCAGCAAGTGCAGTTTGAATCTTATGTGGTTCTAATAAACCAACAGGTGTAGCTATTTGTGGCATTACACCATTAGCAGTTACACCTACAAAAACAAACTTACCTGCAACATCCATTTCTTGTAATGTCGTTTGTGGTGTATTGATCCAACTTATCCACTTTCTGCCCAAGCTATCTGTTTTTACAG